ACAAGAGGCAATGTACGTGGATACACTTACAATGACGAGATGAAAGGTCAAGCAATATTACAATTAGCACAGATTGGACTACAATTTGACGAAAGTAAGTCACAAAACCCATTTGCGTATTATACTGCGGCTGTAACTAACAGTTTTGTTCGTGTAATTAATTTAGAAAAGCGTAATCAAAATATTAGAGATGATATCCTTGAAATGAACGACTTAGCACCTAGTCATACTAGACAACATGCCGGTGAATGGGAAGCAGCACTTAAAAGACAGTCTAAATAACTATTGACAACCTAACGAATATCCCGTATAATAGTATTCTATGATAGGAGTATTTCTTTGTTTAAAAAAGCTGCGGTCTTTACAGATATCCATTTTGGATTGAAGGGTAATTCGCGAATACACAACCAAGATTGTGAAAATTATGTAGACTGGTTTATACAAACTGCTAAAGACAACGGATGCGAAACTGCTTTGTTTACCGGTGACTGGAATCATAATAGAAATAGTCTCAATTTAACTACTATGGATGCCGGTATTCGTAGTTTAGAAAAGTTAGGAGGCGCATTTGACAACTTTTATATGTTTGCTGGTAACCACGACTTGTACTACAAAGATAAACGTGATGTAAAGTCTACTGAATTTGCGAAACACATACCTGGTATTACAGTTATTGAAGACATTTATGTCAAAGACGATGTAGCATTAGTGCCTTGGCTAGTCGAAGACGAATGGAAACAAATAAAAAACATAAAATCTAAGTATTTGTTTGGGCATTTTGAACTTCCTAGTTTCTATATGAACGCAATGGTACAGATGCCCGACCATGGAGAACTAAAAGCTGAACATTTCCAACATCAAGAGTATGTGTTTAGTGGACATTTTCATAAAAGACAAAAACAAGGCAAGATACATTACATTGGTAATGCGTTTCCACACAATTATGCCGATGCTTGGGACGATGATCGTGGTATGATGATACTAGATCTTGAAAACAATGCCGAACCTGAGTATATAAATTGGTTAGATTGTCCAAAGTATCGTACAGTAAAACTATCGCAACTAATTGACCAGAAAGAAACATTAATAAAACCAAATATGTATCTACGAGTTACCTTAGACTTGCCGGTAAGTTACGAAGAAGCAAGTTTTATTAAAGAAACATTCATAAACGAATATGCTTGTCGAGAAATCACACTTATTCCACAAAAACAACTAGAAGAAATCAATACCGAACTAGACATTGCTCAATTTGAAAGTGTTGACCAAATTGTTAGTAATGAAATTATGGCAATTGACAGCGATAACTTTGATAAAGCAACACTTTTAGAAATTTATAATGGCTTAGAATGATAAAAATTAAAGACTTAACAGTAAAGAACTTTATGAGTGTGGGTAATGTTACCCAAGCAGTTGATTTTGAAGAGGATCAACTCACTCTAGTGCTTGGTGAAAACTTAGATCAAGGAGGTGACGATTCAGGCTCACGCAACGGTACAGGCAAAACTACTATAATCAATGGATTATCTTACGCCTTGTACGGCCAAGCACTGACCAACATCAAGAGAAACAATCTTATCAATAAGACAAACTCTAAAGGCATGTTGGTCACCCTTAATTTTGAGAAAGGCGGTAATCAATACCGTATAGAACGTGGTAGATCACCTAACATTCTCAAGTTTTATGTAAATGACCAAGAACAAAAAGACGAGTTTGAAGATAATAGCCAAGGCGATAGTCGTAAAACACAAGAAACTATCAATAACTTGTTGGATATGAGCCATGATATGTTTAAACACATTGTTGCTTTAAACACATACACCGAACCTTTCTTGAGTATGCGTACAAATGATCAACGTGCTATTATTGAACAATTATTAGGTATTACCTTGTTATCCGAGAAAGCAAGTATACTTAAAGAGTTAGTTAAAACAACAAAAGATAACATTGTCCAAGAAACGTTAAAGATCGAAGCTATACAAAAAGCAAACGAAGGCATCCAAAGCACTATTAATAACTTGGAAACAACTCAAAAAGCATGGAAATCCAAACAAAGATCCGATATAGACAAACTAACTAGTGCTATAGAACATTTAGAAGAGCTTGATATCGAAAAAGAGCTAGATTCTCATGAAAAACTAGCAAATTGGACTGAACACAATAACACTATATCAGCTCTTAGAAAAGAATTAGCCACATTAGAACCAGCGCTGGTACGTGCCGACAAGAGTGTTAGTAAATTAAACAAAGATATTGTTGAATTAAAAGACGCTACATGTTATACATGCGGACAGGAACTTCATGTAGATAAAAAAGCAGAGATAGAAGCCAAAAAAGCGAAAGAACTTGAAGATACTATGTCATATCAAGTAGAAGTTGCTGGTAAACTTGAAGATGTTGTGAAAGCATTAGACGAAATAGGCGATATTAATGGAAAGCCTACTACATTTTACGAAAATGCTAAAGAAGCATATGAACATAGAAACAACGTAGATAATTTGAAGAAAACATTGCTAAGTAAACAGCAAGAGGCGGATCCATACCAGGCACAAATTGACGACTTAACAGACACAGCACTTCAACCCATTGATTGGACACCGGTAAACAAACTAACAAATATAAAAGAACATCAAGAGTTTCTTTTAAAACTGTTAACAAACAAAGATTCGTTTATTCGAAAGAAGATCATTGATCAAAACTTAGCATATCTAAACAATAGGCTAACATACTACTTAGATAGAATAGGATTGCCGCATCAAGTTGTGTTTCAAAACGATTTAAACGTTGAAATTACACAACTAGGGCAAGATTTAGACTTTGATAACCTGTCACGTGGTGAACGTAACAGGCTAATACTTGGTCTTAGCTTTGCTTTCCGTGATGTTTGGGAAAGTTTATACCAAAGTATTAACTTATTGTTCATTGATGAGCTTATTGACAGTGGAATGGACACAGCAGGCGTAGAAAATAGTATAGGCATACTAAAAAAGATGACTAGAGAGCGTGATAAGAACGTGTTCTTGATTAGTCATAAGGATGAACTAGTAGGCAGAGTGAATAACGTATTAAGAGTTGTTAAAGAAAACGGCTTTACCAGTTACGCAACAGATATTGATATTGTAGAATAATGGAATCAGATACACATGACAAAATTATACTTGCTGTTCTTGAATACTTTAGGTTGAATGAAGAATTTCAACAAAGACCAGCAGAGCTTAAACGTAGAAAAGTACGTAAAGCACTGTCTAGTATACGATATTTGTGTTTAGACAGACGAGCAGAAGTACTAGAAGAACATATTAAACATGTAAAAGACGGCAGAGCAAAAAACAATCCAGAAAAGGCACGAGAAGCAAAGTCAAACAAGTAACTACAGTATGAGTTGGACATACAAAGGTAAAGAAATAACTGAAGTATCAGACGAATACGAAGGGTTCGTTTACCTTATAACCAATTTAACAGACAATCGCAAATACGTAGGCAAAAAACTAGCAAAATTTAAAACAACCAAGCCACCATTAAAAGGCAAAAAGAATAAAAGACGCGGAACAAAAGAATCAGATTGGAGAGACTATTGGGGATCTTCAGATAAACTATTAGCAGACGTAGAAAAATTAGGCGAAAACAATTTTACAAGAGAGATACTATACTTTTGTAAAAGTAGAGGCGAAATGTCATACCTAGAGGCACGAGAACAATTTGAACGTAGAGTTTTAGAAACAGATGAATACTACAACGGTATTATAAACGTTCGAGTTGGTGGTTCAAATATACTTAGAGAAAATTTAAAGGCACATCAGGACACTGTTTGATCGGAATTGTTCGATCCACCTTGAGCTTCACGTAACCACGTGATCAGACACTGGTGAAGTCCCACAGGCTGTATGCTACGAAAACCCCTTAGCACTAGGAACGAAGCGGGGGATAGCGCATTTTGCGTGATGTCGACGTAGGTTGGGAAAGGTCAGAGCCCAGTAGCAAAGTCAAACACCTACTTCCGAATCTCGGCCATGCTACTCGTATGAAGCAAGAGAAGATGGAGCCTCTGCAAGGTTCCGTCTGACCAATTAATCTGTATGAAACTAAAGTGCTTCGCACTTATAATAAATAAAAAAGTGTTTGAGTGACAACGAAAAACACAGATGAACGTAAGTTCATCTTGATAAAGATAAATAATATTAACAAAACACTTTAGGATTTATATTATGCAAGTATTTCAAATTATTGCCGAAGAAAATGAATTAGAAGAAGCTATTCCATTTACTAAAAAAGCTAAAATGATGAAGCAAGCCAAAAAAGCTGCTAAGGGTGCTACTAAAGATGAAGCACGTCAAATGGAAGTTGAGTTGTTAACATATCTTAAAACATCAAAGCAACAACCAACTGTTGATGCTGTTATGAAATATTTTGATCAAAAAGGTTTAGGTAATGTAGCAGCACCTATTGTTAAGAATTTCCAAAGCAAAGGCAATAAAAAAGCAGCTCGTAGCCAAGCAAGACAAGATAAAGCTAGAGCAGCTGGACAAGCAGCAGCAAAACTTGGTGGCATGGCTAAAGTTGGCGCACAAAAAGCAGGCGCCGCAGCTAAAGCTGCTGGTACTGCTGTAAAAAATGCTAGTGGAGTTGTACCAGCAGGACAAATTAATCAAAGTGTTTACGAAGCTGAAGGACAAGACGTTTTAACCAAACGTGAAGTGCGTAATATTATTAGCCAAGTTGTGGCTAAAGGCTACGGCGGAGCAGCAGGATTTGATAAGAGTAGATTTGCTCAAGACGAACCAAAAGCTACGTTTAAATCACAAAGAGCAGCACCTGATGCTGAAACTCAAGCAGCAATTGATAAAGTAAAAGCTGCTGGATACAAGATTACAAAATAATTAAAAGAATGGTTGCTGGGTCTTTTTGGCAATTTCCATGTTGTCCTCAGCAAGTTGTACTATAACATCTCTGTCGTCAGGTCCTAATAAGTATGCGTCATTGTAACTTAATCCACCTCGCATGTGCCAAACCAACTTGGCTAAATCATATTTTAATTGTTTAATTTCATCTTCTAGGACCTTAACATGTTCTAATATTTCCTCAATCGGAAGTGCTAAGATCCTTATGCGAAAAAATTTGAA